AACCTAAGCTTGCAGCTAATGCAATTAATACAGCAAAAATAGTTGATGGTAATGTTACTACAGCTAAGATTGCAGACGACGCAGTAACTGCTGACAAACTAGCAAACACAGCCGTAAGTGCTGGTACATATGGATCAGCAACAGCTATCCCTGCTATTACTGTAGACGCTCAAGGTAGAGTTACAGGAGCATCAACAAATACTGTTTCTGCGGGTTCAGCAGTTAATTACATCATTAATGGTAATATGGCTGTAGCACAAAGATATGGTGGAACTCCTGATGATACAAATGGTTGGGCATCAACTGACAGATTTCGTTTAGAATATACAGGAACTTCTGCAAACCCAACACAAGCTCAAATAACTCTTGGCATTGGAGAAAATGGTACTACACCTTTATCTGCTGGTATAAGAAACGCATTTAGAATAACAAACGGAAACCAAGGTAGTGCTGCTACAGGTGCAATGATTCAAATGGGTTATGCAGTATTAGCTAAAGATTTGTTAAATAGTGGTTGGACATATGATAGTGCATCATCTTATTTGACATTATCTTATTATGTAAGATCAAGTGTAGCAGGGACTTTTTATGGCAGAATATATACTGCTTTAGGAGGTGGTAAAGCATTATCATGGTCTACAGGTGCATTAACTGCTAACACATGGAAAAGAGTTACAGTACAAATTCCGGGTAATAGTGCTTTTAGTATAGCCGCAGATTTAACACAGAATACAGAATCTTTTTTTCTTTACTTTAATGCTTACGCTGGAACAAGTAAAACGGATTCAAGTGCTTCATCTTCATGGATTAATGTAAGTGGAAGTAATCAATATCCTGATTATGCAAACGCTAATTGGTATACTACCAACGGTGCAACAATGGACTTTACTGGAGTGCAGCTAGAAATTGGACAAACAGCTAGTGATTTTGTTTGCGAACCATATATGGACACTTTCCGTAAATGTCAACAATATTATTTTGTAGCTTGTTCAGACAACTATGAAATGTTAGGCATTGGTCATCAATATTATTCGGGAAACGTTTTTGTTTCAGTTCCGTTTCCAGTTCAAATGATATATGAACCTACGTTAATTGCTTTAACTGGTAGTTCTGGTGCTTATATGTATGAAAAATTGCATAATAATGCAGCAACTTATATTCATCAAATTAGTCAAGAAACGGGAAAAACTACCCACAGTCGTGGATGTGTAATTATTTATGGAGATGCTAGTAGAGCAGGGCAATCGGTTAGAGTTGCTGCTCATTGGTCAAACTCTAATACACACAGATTTGTAGCTTTTCAAGCAGAATTATCTTAAATAAAAATTATGGCATATCCAACAGACCCAATCTACAAGCTTATTAAACCATCTGATTCATACGATAAAGACGGAAACCTTTTAACTGAGCCTGATGCTGTAGAAAAAATGGAAGGAGATTTTAGATACGTTATACCTTTTAAACCAAAAAATAACGATTACCAAAAATTCCTAGCATGGAAAGCGGAAGGTAATACACCGGAGGCAGCAGATTAATGGGATTAACACAAATTAAAAAAGCGGGTCTAGACGACATAGCTCTAGACCACGTATTTACTATAGGTGCAAGTGGCACAGATCACTACACCTTTGATGGAGAGGGTCTTAACGGAACAGTTAACGACCCTACCCTTTACCTAACAAGAGGTAAAACATATAGGTTTGAAAACGGCACAGGTGCTCATCCTATAAGAATACAAAGTACATCTGGAGCAAGTGGTACTGCATACAATACTGGCGTAACCAACAACGCCGGTAGCGGTACAGTTATTATAGAAGTACAACATGATGCTCCTGATGTTTTATACTATCAGTGTACCAGTCATGCTAATATGAATGGTATACTATATATTACTGGTGCACTTGCAGACGGTGGTGTAACTACAGCTAAACTTGCTGACGATGCAGTTACTGACGCTAAGTTAGCTAACTCTATTAACTCAGCTATAGCAGCAAACACAGCTAAGACTACCAACGCTACACATACAGGTGATGTGACTGGTAGTGGTTCTTTAACTATAGCTAGTGGTGCTGTTACTACGGCTAAAATAGCAGATGATGCAGTAGACAATTCTAAAATAGCAGATAATGCGGTTAATGATGCGTCACTAGCAAACAACGCAGTTACTACAGTTAATATTCTAAATGGTGCAGTTACTGATGCTAAAATTGCATCTGGTATATCTGCAAGTAAAATTACAGGTTTATCTACAGATTCAATAACAGAAGGTAACTCAACTGCTGAAGTTTTAGATACTGGATCTAACGGTATATTTAGATTTTTACCCGAAGGATCGGAAGTTTTTAGAATTACACATGAAGGGAACGTAGGTATAGGTACAACAAGTCCAGCAAATAAATTACATCTATATGAATCGACTTCGGGCAGTAATTATATTCATTTTAGTAATAGCAGTACTGGAATTTCTACTAGTGATGGAGCACAAGTTGGTATAGATGGAAATGAAAGATTAATTGTATGGCAATCTGAAAATAACGATACACGATTTGCTACTAATAATACAGAACGTATGCGTATTTTAGCTGGCGGAGGTCTAACCTTTAACGGAGACACCGCAGCAGCCAACGCACTTGACGACTATGAAGAAGGCTCATTTACCCCTGTCTACGCAATGTCTGGTGGTGGTCAAAACCTGACTTATCACGATCAACAAGGTCAATATGTAAAAATAGGTAAGTTTGTTCATTGCAGTATACATTTAAGAGTTAATACAGTTCATGCGAACGGTAGTGGTATTGCATATATTGGAGGTTTACCTTTTCAAGGAGCGTCTAATACTGGACAAGGTCCGGGATACGGAACTGCTTCTGTTGGTTACATAAATGGTCAAGGTGGAGGCGATTGGTGGCACGGTTACGTTGAACAAGGACAAACTGCTTGCTACCTTTATAATCATGCAAGTAGCGGTACAAGTCAAAACGTAACAATCGCCAGTTACCTATACAATGCAGGCTCGTTAAGAATCTCTCTTAGTTATCAAGTAACATAAATTATGGCATTATCAGAATCAATTGAATACGACAAGATAGAAGTTGTCGGACAACATAAAGCGGTACAAGTCCGCAAAGCAACAGTCATCAAGAAAGATGGCAAAGAATTAACAAGATCTTTTGAAAGATATGTATTAGAACCAGACATGGATTTAAGTCAAAGATCTGAACCAGACGAGGTAGTTGCAATATGTAACGCAGTTTGGACGCAAGAGGTGAAAGACGCATGGAAAACATACCTAGCATCATCATCCCCAGCGTAACAAAAATAGAAACTGTCGAAATACCTTTACCTACAGCTGACATACCATACTATGAACCCATGGTAGTTCCTCCGAGCGATCTACGAGATCAGGAAGATGAACCAGTCAAGACTGTAGAAGAAACACCAGAACCACCTACCTTAAAAATACCGTTTATTAAACAGCCAGTACCTCAACCTTCTGCGGAAGTTGTAGTTGCTGCTGTTACAACGGCGGTGACAGCTGTGGCAGCTACGACGCTAACACAGCCTCTAATTGAAAACATTAGAAAAAGAGCACAAAAATTTATACAAGGTAAAATAAACAAATGGAGACAAAACCGCCAGAAAAGAAAGGACTCCTCACAAAGCTCAAAGAAAATGTAGATGACCATGAAGAACAGATGGCAGTACTAGGTGCAGCAGTGCGTCTAGGTGTAGTTATCTGGTCAGGGTTTATTATAACATTAGCTTATGTTGAGCTACCTATGGTCAAGAAGTCAGCTACGGCAGGCGATATCACGTTCGTTGCTTCGATTTTTACAGGAGCACTAGCCACTTTCGGCTTGTCTACAGGTAATGGTAAAAAAGATAAGAAAGAACCTACTACACCAAAGAAATGAAAAAATGGATTCTTCTCTTAGCATTGTTGTCACCCGCAATAGCAAGAGCAAACACTGTCACGCCTCAGTTTACAACAGGGTCGATGCAGTCAACGACAACAACACAACAAACAATAACAGAAGAGATAGTTCACGACGTAAAAGGAGCCGAGGTAAAAACTTGGTCTGGTACAAATGTTACGCCAAGTGCTGCGATTGGTGCAGACGGCACAACTTATTCAGTAATAAACAACGCAACCGAGTGGGATCTTTCAATAACAACGAGAGAAGCAGGCACAATCGAAACAATAACAATAGACAGAACTATCGAAACAGATTCTACTACCAATTCTTACTCTATCTTCTCGCAATAAGTACACCTGTATTTGCTGAAGGAGAAGATACTAATGTGAGTAATCCTGTAGCAGCTGCAACTGGTAACGTAACTAATCAGGCTGTACAATTTCAGAACAATGGTGCATCGTCACGTCAGATATATGGTCCTAATATACAATGTA